TGGCTTATATGTCATTTCGGATGTAGGACTAAATTGATTACTTGCTTTATTTACATTCTTTACTTGTTGAGGTGGCTTATATGTCATTTCGGATGTAGGACTAAATTGATTACTTGCTTTATTTACATTCTTTACTTGTTGAGGTGGCTTATATGTCATTTCGGATGTAGGACTAAATTGCATGTGCCCACCATCCATTGAATGTGATGTCGCGGATTCAAAACCGGGAGAAGTGGATGAACTAGCTCCACCTACCAGGTGGATCGCATTGACGGGTGTATCTACACCGGTCTGTCGATCAGGTTGAGTTGATCGTGTTAATGGTATGGATGGATCAGTTGGTAGAGGACTAACATTTCCTGCGTCATGTTGTGTTGGTGTTGGCGTTGGTGACATGGTAGGTTGTTTTGCGTGTTCTAACAAGTTTGTTAGATAGTGTATCTTGGTTGTCAATTGTTCGACTCGTGTAGTTAGTGATTCGACGTTGTTTTCAAGTTTATTTAAATCGGGACCATGTTCATCGCGACCATGTTCATCGTGCACATCGCGTACATGTACACCGTGACCTGGTACACGGTGACCAGGTACACTGTGTTGATGAGTATCTTGAATTAATTGCGTATGGTGTCCGTCAGGTATATATTTGTTTCCCAGTTCACCGTCATGCCTATTAGCAACTTTTTTAATTAAATCGTCTGAAATACCGACACCCCCATATTGATCCGAAGATATCGAAAATTTTTCTGAAACGTGTGTCATTTATAGTTATGTTGAAATATTATATTATATATATACTTAATATTTTTACATACTACATTGTTTGCATAAGGTGTGCAACGATTTCAATCGAATTCGATACAACTAAATATTGCTTTAAAAAATTAATACTAACATCAAACAAATGATTAGCTAAATATACAAACATCTTTATATAACTATCTATAATGTCACGCAGTTGAGTTTTTAGATCGCTGTCTGATAAGGTCATTGACTCGAATATTATTGTTATTATGTATTCTACTAATTCTTGAATGCTGTTAAATTCTGTCGGAACATCACATACACGAACCGCATATTCAGTTATTTTATTCGGGATCTTGTCAAATATAATAGTTTTAATATTACGTATGCCATCGACATCCATCATTATTGATTTGATAATATTATTTATTTTTTTGTGAACATCATTATTGCGTATATATTCTAGCTTTACAGTTGCTGTGGATAATTGGTCACCACGTTTTGAGTATATTGGAGTATTTGATACAATATGATCATATATACACTTTGTAATTGCATCAAATAAACAATGCATAAGCATGAATTTAATGATTTTTTTTATTATGTTTTGTATATTACAAATACCTGGGGTTTTATTGTGTATTATGTTATATAAAAAACTCCCACTTTGTTCCCAATTACCATTAAAAATAGGGTATATCGTGTTTATTATGACATGTAGTGTTTGTATATATTGTTCATTAATACTACGTGTATTCGTAATCGATTTCATATGCATGTGTATTTTTGAGAATGTATTATTGTCGTTGCAGAGATATTCACATATTTGCGCAAATAAACAATATTGTGCGCGGTACTCGACGATATCGTCATATTCGAACAGCTTTTCATACTCGTCAGGTTTAATTATAATATCATTATCATTAAATTGATTAATACATTGTGTAATAATGGTACCAAATACATTATTTTCTAAACTTGTTTTATTTATCGATGCAATTGATTGTCCAGTAGGTATATTGTTATATGTGTAGTATTCATGTAGAATGTTGTCATATATATTATTAACATATTTATTAAGCATGTCTTTATTAATTGCGTGGACGTCTACGATAGTATTTATATTGGGGACTTGTACGTCAATTGACGCATACATAATAGTACCAATCAAATATATACACATCTCATTTATATATGCACCAATTTTATTTGGTAATTTAATTCCAACTGTTTCGATATGCTTGTCGGAATCAATACTCATTATGGAAGATATTGTTAACAGTACGTTAATTTGTTCAGTCATTTGTGATATAGCTAAATCGTATGTGTGTTTATTACAATGTACTAACGCACACATCGTCTTAACATCTTCTGGTATTACTCGCATAATACATATATCAATCGGAGAACGTTTACCATTGCTCATACTTAGATTGGCGCCGTGATTATTTAATTGATGTACAACTTCGGAATTTCGATCCATTATACATATTATGTTTGTATGATTACTTGGTACGTGTTCACAAATGTTTTTAAGCAGTATTTCTGTTGAATTGGATTCCATATTAATATATAGATTACCGCCACCTTGCGGTGGTGGTGTATCGAGTTGAATTGGTTCGATATTATCAATCATCTGATCAATGTATACACCTACGTTGAATCCGTTCAATTCATTATCATTGCAATTAATTAGTTTGGTTATAAGTTGTAGTGACATTTTATTTATTTCGTTATTAATTTTGAGTTTATATTTGTTAATCATTGCACTTATAATGGCGCTTGTTAGTAACGTTTTATCGATACCCATATTAACAGGAACATACTGTTCATTAATTGTTGCAATGTTTTCATCAGTTGCATTTTTTATTATTTGTTTATTTATATATATATATACATATATCAATGCTATTTCTGGGCATATACTCAAAAAATTGTAAAAGTCATTGCAACTCATTATATGGCCATTGTTATTAAAATTTATAAATATATCGTTTGCGTTACCAGTACTTAACACATCAGTTGTTTGAATTAACGAGGATGTTAACGAGTCAATTTTCATATGTGAATGTAGCGTAGTAAGTATAGTTTCAGCATTGTCACTATTTAATGTAGCTTTATGATAAGTTCCGCTGGACACATATAGACCGGGTTTATCTGGTTGTGTACTATCGTTATCAACATATCCGATAGAACGAGAGAGCGAGCATGATTTATCTAAATAAATAAGTGGCCCCAAAAATTGTTCATCCATGTATAAAGTATGGCGGCTATTAAATTTGAATAAATGGTCTAACATTATATGTTGATGCGTATCAAAATCGTTCGTGTAAATGCTGTTAATATATTCAGATAATGTATTCGGGAGCTCTAGTGGTGCAGTCATATCATATCTGTCCATATAGTTATGCACTGGTAATGTATGTTCTGGTTTATGTTCTGGTGTATGTTCTGGTGTATACATATTTTCAATAACGTTATCGATATTATCATAAATTTGTTGATAATATGTTGCTTTAATTATGTCTCTAAACTGTGATATCATATTGCGAACAGATGTGTAAAATTTAAATATTTTTGATTCCATGTCAGTAAAAACCATCAATGCATTGTTTTTGTTTTGTTGAATTAATTCTAACTCAATTGTATGAACGTTATTCGGATCTGGAAATACTTGTAACAATTCATTTATTTGTTCGGTACGCTTTGTTATGCGCGGTATTGATAACCGTATTATTGCTAGTAGATTAGGTATCGATAATAAACGCTCCATCGCAGTTGGGATAGCATGTTTAAATAGTATTACCAATTGCCTACAATCATGACGGTTATTTTCTATATATATTAATAATTCATTTACATTATTACAATATAATATTATTTTTTTAAGCAATGCCATTGTATCACTAAGATATGTTTTTACATATTTTTCATCATCACATTCTTTTCCTCCACATGAGCAAAAAAGCGTATGGAAGGTGCATTCTGAACTAGCGTTTATATGGTTTTGTATTGAATTACCATATGTATTTACATGAACATCTTCATTTAACTTTAATGATAGTAGGTCAAATAAATCTATATTTCGCATGCGTATACCATAATCATATTGTTTTGGTGACATTACCAAATTATAAACTTGTTTTTGTAAAATATCATCACGTGCGTTTCCAATATATCCAAGGTGTTCCATTGCCCATGGCAATTCTGTATGATCTGTTAATGTCAAGTTATAATCGCTATATCGACCTTCATCCGGATTCCATAAAGCATTTACTGATTTCACAAAATTGACAAACTTGATATCAGGTTCACATAACATTACTATATACTCATATATTTCTTTACGTCTTTTGATATTTATAACGTCGGATTCGCTTTCTTTGGGTGCGTCTACTTTGGTGTCGTCTTTGGGTTCGCTTGCTGTGGGTTCGCTTGCTGTGGGTTCGTCTGATTCGGGGGGCTTATTGTTGTTGCGGATGTCTTGTGGAGATCCACTTATTATAGAAAGATCATTATCGAATTGCGTATATTCAGTTAATAGCGTGTTGAAATGGGCGCAATAATCGGCTAAATACATATTGCCAGCAGAACCAACCACTTTTACAATATCATTCAGTTTTTTTAATATTACTTGTTGCTTATAATATATACTGCAATATTGTTTACAATATTCTATTAGCTCTCCGCGTGTTATATTATTTATATTTTTGACTGCTGTATGTTTGATTATTTGCTCGAGAATTTGCGTGAGTATATATTTATCATTTCGATAGTCGATGTATGATTTACACCGTTGTATATACGTACACATGGTTTGTGGGGATAGCATTTTATATGGATTATTCGGAATGTATTGATGTTGTAATACGATATCATGTATGCTATCACGAATCATTAATGTATTATTGTTATTGTTATAAACACACACATGCCCAGTATGTGCGACATATACATCATTTTTATTAACCATACCATAGTGTCGAAATTGTAATTTTGGTGCGTCGTGGTTATTCAAAATCGAATAGAATAACGAATATGATTCGAAACAAATTACCACAAATTGTATATCAGTTGTATTGTCGTTGATATCGTCATCGACTGCTTTTGGTGATTGTTGAGTAACTGGGATGGGTGGTATTGTGTATGGGATGTATGGTATACCACTAGTAAACACGTCGCATTTATCAAGGTTGTCAATATTATTTATGTATTTAATATATTCTGCATAATTGGTGTCATTGATATCGGATGGCTTTTTTTTAGCATCATCATCATATGAACTAACAGCCGTAGTAACATCGCCTATCGCATCCGGCGTATCATCTACCTGCGTATCATCTACCGGCGTACCATCTACCGGCGTATCATCTACCGACATACCATCCGGAATAACATCGTCAACTAATACAGTCTTGTCCGGCGTATGTATACGGGCGATTCTCGCCGCAATATCCAATAATTTATTTGATACTTTAAATGTTATAATATTCGGTGTGGTGTATGTAATGTGTTCATCGATATTAATAAAATAAATTTCATTAAATATATGTTGCACAATATATGCTTTTTTATAGAATGTATTCATGCTTGTCTTACCATATATCACATTTTTTATAAATGTGTTGATATTACGATTATTATACACAGATACGTGAGGCAATTTTATGTAATACGCAATATATAATATTGTCGCAAACATATTTAATTTTTCAGAGACTTGTTCGTTGACGATCGGTACGGAATGTATATATTGCATTAACACACTTTCTATTTGTTCTGGTGTTGGTATTTTAATATTATTCAGCTTTGTCAATATCGCTGGTATTATTTTGACATAATCCGCCAGCAAATGTTTCATACACGCTTCATTTTTAAAAATAATATACCCATTTAAAATTGCATCATCAATAGATATTGGTTTAGCACCACCATGTATGTTAATATATTTATTATTATCACGCAATACATGTTCATTTGATGCATCATATGTAACGATGTTGTCGGAGTGAGATTGGTATTGATACGATACGCGTCGCCATCCACCGTGTTGTTTTTCGTGTGTTTTGTTGTGTGGATGTTTGGACGTGGTTTTATTATATATTTCAAAATTCGTAACTATTGGTGGTATTTCCGAAGTACTATCATGTTCAATTAATTTAATATTTTGTAGTTTTTCGAAGTCAGTGTTAAAAGATCTATTGCAATTTTTATTACCAGGATATAGATAGATAGTATTGCATATATGTCTATCATAAAAATATTGCCCAGTAAGGTCGAACTTGAAATATTCGTATGTGTTATTTATATATTCTCCTATCAATTTTGTAGGTACACTAAATATATCATTGATGATATATCCGGATCGTTTTACCATATTCATAACATTGTCTTTCGTAAGTATGATTGTATTATCGACATATATATATTCGTCTTTATATATTAATGCATATATTTTGTAATTATCTAACTTACATAATATACTTTTATCATCATACACAATATTTTTGATAAATGTTGTAAAGTACGCGTTATCATATTGTGATAATATAACCGTTACACCATCTGAAGTGCGTGTAAGGCTGTGATCAATAAAATCTAAAAATACATATGTATCTATCCGATATATTTGCGGATATCTACTCATGCACAGAGTAATACCATTGGCACATGTACCAGGATGCACACAAATATGTTTTCCACGGTACATATACCCCTTCATATGATCATTTTTATTAATGCATATTGATGATGCGAAAGTTCCTTGTTTGATTTTATCGATCGGGTGCGCATATATCATTGCACAGCATGAAACAACATATTGGCCAATATCGACACGCGCCTTTTCAATTACATATTTGTTATTATACATGACCACTTTACTAAAATCAACTGACTCCGTTTTTTTGATTTTATTATTATCAATTACGAATTTTTTAAAGTTATTATTAACAGATTGAGTATCGTTAACAGATTGAATAGTCGATCCATTTGTAAATAACGCATTATAAACAGGCCGTGATATAAAATTATTTATATATGGCGTTTGTATGTTAATGAGTGTGGACGTAATATTGAGCACACCCACCTTATAATATTGTTTATGTCTGTACGATACGTCCTCACATGCATACAGTAAATGTGGCATATTTTCATCAATGGTAGCAACTTTCCAAATATCAGAAAGCTCGATAACAGTGCTTTTCAAAATGATTCGTGCATTGCATATAGCAATTCCTCGGCAATTGCTATATATTTTTTTGTCGATGTATGCTATTGTAATGATATACGAAAAATAATAAATACTCAACATAATACTATCGAGTTCGATTGCGTGTATTGAATTAGCTGATACATATACACATATTGATGCATCATTTGCATATTTATTCATGATGTTGATGATATATTCTGAACGTTGTTCAGAATGTTTATATGGTTCGTCGACATCGTCGTCAATATCATATATTGTATTGATTGGTCGATATATATTACCAGTAATACAATTACATACATATGACATACCATGATTTTTGTTTGGATAAAATTGCTGTGATAACACTTTCCGATGGTCACCATCAAACATAATACGTACTGTCGCATTGCCTATCCGTATACCATATATATCGAATACGTTAAACGAAATGGACCGCTCATAGCCACCACCTGCCGAAATGGACCGCTCATTGCAACCACCTATCGAAATGGTCCGCTCATCGACACCATCTAACAAAAAACGACGGTCAGTTATACTACGATGCTTATGTGTTGGTGAGGAATATTCAGCACTGGGATATGTGTATGCATGTGGATGGTCGGGTATTCTACCAATAGGGAAGTTGCTTTGAAATGATGCTATATCGCGTTTCATGTGGGTTGTTCGTGTGAGGCTATTGTCGACACTATCATCGAGTGATTCATCATCGAGTGATTCATCATCGAATGATGATTTTACCGATAGTTCAGTATGATTGTCAGTATGGTTGTTCGATTCAATAAAATAGTGTATTTGACTTATTTTATCTCCAATGGACCAGTACTGCAGTTTATTGTCAATTTTTTCAATTTTTGGTGTGTGTGTGTGTGATTGTTTCAGCAAAGTATAGTTTGGCAGAACTGGATACACTCGGTAGTAGTTAATAGTATAAACGTGTGTGCCATTATACGTAAACATATCGTTTAAATTACATGATCCTATTGTATGTCCAAATGAATCATATACTGTACATGCATTATCTTCATATGTATCTTTTCGGTCGACATCTGCAAATATTCCGATAGTTCTTCTTTTGGTAGCTTTTATAATAATACCATTAAAACATATTATCACCTTGTATTTATTTGTGGATTTTGAAACATATCCATATATAAATTTTAATTTATTAAATTGTTCTCGAATTAAGTTGATATCAAACGTGTCCGTATATATACTCATAAATTTATTGAATACGCTTACGTTTATATCAATTATATTTTTCAAGGTCGCATATTGATTAACATATTTCTGTGCAACCTTAATTGTACTTTTTATCAATTGTGTTGTAACTAACAATTCATAAATAAAATCTAAATTGTTTGAATATGTAGCGTGCATACCGATTATTTGGCGCGCATATTCTGATTCATCGTTTTTATTTAAGAATAATATATATGACAATATATATGCGTTTTGATACTCATTAATGGTTGTTGTTTTTAATTTATTTAATTCCAATGTATAGATTATGGTGTTACATATTAGATTGTAACATTCAATTGTATCTTTAAATGTACATACTGTATCGGTATCGTCTTTAATATCTAACCGGTGTTCTTTGGCGAAGGTGTTTATTATCTGACAAATATCGTCATTTGGATTGTCACCATAATTCCGAGGATTGTTTATGCATTTTAAAATATTTTTAGACATATGTTCGCAATACATGCGTATGTTATTACATTGTGTCATTTCGCCGATAATGCTATCCATCACAATTTTAATTATTTGTTTTTTCGAATATATTAATTTATTGTCGACATAATCGGTATGTATCAAATCGATCAATAAACCAACGTACTTACTAACAATTGGTTGTATAATATTACTCATTTTATTTTTGAAAAGCAAATTATCATATAATGGTTGTATCGTTTCTAAAATATGATCAATAGTTAATGACTGGTCATCAAATTGTTTCAAATACTCTTTAATTTTTGTTAATACACCCTCCAATGGTATTTTCAGTTGCTGTATTTTATATTTTTTCATATTCATATTTTTCCAATTTGATGCATTTATACGTAACTGCATAAACTCGCGAAAAAACGATTGTTGATGAACATGTTCGTGCATAACACTATTATATCGTTCTTTGTCGAATTTATTATTCGTATAAACCGCATTAGATATTGCAACTATTTGAGAAATTGCGTTGGATAATTTAATATAATAGTCGTTATCATAAATGGTTATTTTTATGTCTTGTTTAAATAAATTGGGTTCGCTAACAAACACTAATGAATCATCTGCGTATAAGTTATATTTTATATTATTATCTATTTCATTGTCAACATACGGTATATCATGTCCAACATACATCTTATCCGCAACAATATACAACGCAAATTGATGCCCATATATACACTTATTTAATTTACTAATTATGTTGCGCACATCGGCTCCACCTCCAACGTGTTGATCATTATTACTAATAAATTTAGTTACGTAATCATGTAACTCATTAATAAGTAATGCACTATCCATATCATTGACATAAGGCATTCCTTCATGCTGTAATAAGTCATTTACTTTAGGTAAACACATAACCATATTACGTAATTCAGTTCGAAGCGTGGTAAGTACATCATCAGTCGACTCCAAATATGAAGTAATATAATTATTTATAATATCTGTTAGCTCTAGTTGAGACGTTCTAAATATTTCAAAGTTTCGTATTGTTTCGTCATATACATCATTATGTAGTTCGAAACCTTTGGCATGTGTATATTTAACTTCGTTGTCGTGCAATATATCAGTTAACGATATAGTTTTATATAATTGATTTGTCTCAGTAGATATATTACCATTTACAATATTATAATAAAAATTATAGCCATCATATGTAAATGGTACCCTATCAATATTTTTTTGTTCAATGGCATAGTCGCAGGTGGTGTAATATCGTCTATGTATTTGTTGATCTATTGCACAATTGTGTCCAATACGACATATATTATTGGCAGCTGTTGTCGCGGTGTCGTTAAACATTAATACATTATTTGGATCATAATGATCAAACTCGTCAATCAATCTATCATTAACAATTTTTGCATTTTCATCACTTTTACGGTAAGTGATATCGAATACTTTGTCCAAAGGTATTCCGTATTTATGTGATATGCTTGCTATCATGTCTATGTCTTTAACACTCTGGTTGCTATTATCCGGATTATTATATGGAGCCGCTGATACATTATGCAATGACATGTTTGGAGTAGGTGTATCATACGGATAACGATATATTTTATCGGATGATGCGATATTGTTGAATACGAGACGATCTTTAAGTAATTCTTGCGTGTCGGCTATGTAAAGTTCATCTGATGTATCCGTTATGTAATGGGGCAACTTTGGTTTATCTGGTTCACTTTCATCAATGGATGCTTTTAATAGCAATGGAGTATCCTTGTATTTTTTTAGATCGTTTATAAATGTATTCGATTGACAAAAGCTTCGCGAACGCCGATCATCACGTTGCGTGTAATTATTGATATATATTTGTTTATGGTGGTCATCTTGCTGTATATACGCAGTATTACATTGCTCTGTATATAACCATCGAGTATTAACTGCGTTTAATTCACTGTATCCTTTACCAACATAATAATATGGAATATTTACTACATTCGCATTATTGAATGGCGTTACTTTAGTTGAATCGTCATTGTCAATATATGCTACTATTGTTTGGGGAATCCTTTTTTGAAAATGGCGACCCTTTGTGATATATTTGTCAAACTCTCCGATCGAACCATCACCATACATCAATTTAATATAACCTAATAACTTAGGATCAGCTGTACTGATGTTTATATATTTGTTATCAACGGTCGGTTGTTGCTTAATATCATGCAATGTACAAAATGCATCATGATATATATTTTCCGTAACAACATCATTAATATCATACAAATTAATTTTACATATTTCGTTACCATACTCCGGACTGTCCATGAAGTCTAATTGCATGTTTTTTTGTGTTGTATACGTCTTATTATTGTGCGGTATTGCTCGCCGGTCAAGCAAAGTTGCGATAACTTCTGTTTTTATCGTGCCAGTATTGTACGTATATACACATGTTGGTGTCAACATATCAAGCATTGTTACTGTCATAGTTTTTTCATAATCGGCACAATCTTTGTTTAAACCACATATCACATCATGAGATAAGTGGTCACTATCTTTTGTATATTCGAATGCTTTTGCCATTGCGTTGGTAGAAGTAATCTTATGGCGATCCGTACAATTAACATTGGCATAGTTTGTTACTATATATTGATTACCATATAAGGAGTTTGCAATTATTCCGTTTACAGATTCGTTAGTATGCGTAAGAGAATCGATTATATCTCTTAATTGATGACATATGTTTTTAATCGTCATATTATTAGCATTAATTTTTTTATTAATGTTATCTTTGCACATATTAATAAGAGTATCTTTACCAATTCGGATATGTGACTTAAGTATCTGCGCTGTATTTGATGATCTAATGATTGCATCATGTGGAACGATGTGTTCATCATGATAGTTCATAATTCGAGTAACATTTGCCATCAACGTATTGATGTGTGATTTTTTAAATGACATATCCACGTTTTCAATATCAATTGATTTCAATGAATCTATCATATTTTTTTTGATAGTATCGTTATATTGGCTTTTAATATTATACCATATTATTAACATTACTTTTTTTAACATACTGCTACAGTTGTCCAATTTAACATTGTCTATAACCGATGTAACGCGATGCGATCGTAGATTATTTATAAATTCAATAGTAAATGGCGTTGGTGAACGCCTTGTTGAATACATTATTGCGGGGTCGTTATGGATATCGACCATATCACATTTTGCACCTGATTCTAGTAATAACGTGACAATGTCAATTTTATTGACCCCACATGCGGTCATCAGCGCTGTCCTATTTACAATGTCTGTTATATTAACATCGCCGTTCATTTGCAGTAGCTTCTTAATATATGAAATATGATTTGTCGGCAATGTTATCATTGTGTTTATTATAGTATGTCCGTTTGTATCTAACTTATTTGCTAAATACGGACTACGTGTTAGTATATCAAATACGCTTCCAATATCATCGCATTTTAGTAATTGTATAATATGATCGACGCCCTGATCTATATCGGCACGTCTCGACGCATTTATCATGATTTTTTTTTGTTCTTGCTGGTGTCGACCTTTATACATATTATATTTTTTTGTTCGTTATATTGTTGTAATATAATAAATTAACTAGCATTTTTTCGATAGTATTGAGCAATTACACGTGATGTTTTTAATACAATGTATTAATATAGTAGTTAATATGGGAAATAAAACATCCACGTCAATATATCAAAAAAACTCAGTATTATATGTCAATAAAAAAGACATAGATAATCTCCAAGAAAATATAACGTCATCGACTGCAAATACTGTTATGAAAATAGTGCAAAATGCATCACAAAATACAGGTATATCACAAACAATTAATATAAGTAATATTACAGCCGATGTATTCGATGTTAAAAATATTAGCAATGATATTAAATTAAATTTAAAATTTGATTCGAAGCAGGCAACTGAGATGCAAGCATCTATAATGAACACTGCATATCAAAGTATGATAACAGCAATTAATAACAGTACTGATTTAAAAACAAAACAAAAATTAGAAGCAAACGCAACTACATCTGATGAAGAAAAAAAGGGATTTCTTGCAATACCAAGTCTACCAAAAGACGTTAAGACAAATATAACGCAGATAAATGATATAAAAACTATACTACAAACTAACACACATACTAAAAATATCATGAAAAAAGCAATTGCACTTAATTTCAAAAGTGAAAATGTATCAAATTGTTTACAGCAGTACTCTAGTTCACAGACGATTAACTTAACAAATATACATGTTAAAAAATTAACAATTGATAATGTTCGCAATGAAATTGTAAATACTTTTACAGCGAATTGTGTACAGGTTGGCAAAATGGTAAGCAACACTGTGAATGATTTAGCAGACACACTTGGTGTCCGTGTCGTAAATGATGATAAAAATACAGCTGACCAGGGTAGTAAGGGTAAAGGCACAACTAAAAAAAAAACCGATTCTGAGGGGATATTTGGAGGTATAAAGGCGATTACTAGTATGATATCTAATATTTTCAAAGGATTTGGTAAAATGATCACAATGGCAATTATTGCCGTAATTGCAATATTCGTAATATGTTTGTGTTCATGTTCATTATCATTAGGTGGTGGATATATATTCAATAATTATGCGCAAAGTGATGCTGGTCGGGAAACTATGGGTTCACTTATTCAACAATATAATAGCAGACACCAATGATACACATATAATCATTATCACCACAATAAATACAACTAATGCACCAATTCCTAAATATGTTGTTGTATTATCATTTGTACCATTATCGCCTTCATTTGTACCATTATCGCCTTCATTTGTATCGTTATTGCCTTCATTTGTATCGTTATTACCTTCATTTGTATCGTTATTGCCTTTATTTGTATCGTTATTGCCTTCATTTGTATCGTTATCTTCATATTGATTATATTCATCAGACCCATAAGCTTGTCTATATCCATTATATATTCGTCCACCTGTAACAGAACTCGCATGTTCTTCATCTTCTGTTGTATGTTCAACGGTTTTGTCTTGTGTATCTGTTCGATGACTTTCGGAATGATACGTATTCTTATCAGTTTTACCATATTCAGCTTCTTGTGTTTGAGTATTATTTTTATTATGTGTACCACCACCACACTGAGTATTTGCAGTAATACCCCCTATTTTCATTTTTTGACTTTCGATATGATTAACATTTATTAAATTTGCGCAAAACGTTTGCGGGCATGTTTTCTTTTGAACTGAATCACTAACATAGCTTGGACTAGTTGTTGAGTCAACGCATCCTACCATGTAACATTTTCGGGAAATACTTTCCTTGAACCCTTGTAAATTAGCAAGTTCTTTCAAATTAACATCGCCATAGCAAGAGCATTCGGGGTACATACTAGTAAATTCAACATGATTGTATTTACCACCATTTATATTTTTATATTGTTGTTTAACATTATCGCAATATGTACCAATAAATACATCACATATTGACTTATCGCTAACATCTCCTCCCATATCACGACGCACATCACTAAAAATACCAGGTGCATTTTTTTTATTTATTTTTATAGTAGCCTGTTTACCAACAAAACCAAACTTGTTATGAATTGCTAGATTATCTCCATACAATGTATTTATAAACGGTATTCCTTTTAATATTGTATTATCCTTAAAATCACATTTATTATTTATATAATTATGTGTAACTCCATAGCACTTGGAATTATTAAGACAATCGCTAATACATGCTTTTTTATCAAGAGTTTTCATAGATGTGCTTTTTTCATCAAATTTAGTATTTGGTATATTAGTAACACATTTAGGATCTTTACATGACTTATTATCAACCAAATAACTATTTGTATTTTCACTATGCGACGGACTTATGTTTTTATGTAAATATGGTGGTGTTGGGACATATACATTAACCTTTGTATTTAGGTCTACTGTACCAGAATATCCATTTTTATTAATTGCCATACAATACGCTTTTTTCATAGTTGTATTATTCAATAGTTTTTTTATTTTTTGCGTTTTTAGTATGTTATTATCAGTCGATGATATATATTGATTATTGAAACTATTCACGTTTAAACTATTATCGATAGTTGAGTACGTTAATACATCTGTCATTTTTTGCTATATTAATACAACATAATATTTGAAATATTATGTTGTATTAATATATAACTATGAATAGTGTAACATTTATCGTACTAGCAATTACATTTATTGTTGTTGTATATGCTATTATATATTGGCTATTTAATTACGTTATGGGATATGATATTAATTTATCCATGATAAAGCTATGTGATAGTTGTGGATTTAATAATGGCATTCAAAAAACAACTAAGAAGAATGATAAAAAATAAAAATATATTATATAAATGCCCGATTATATTTTAGTTTTATTTTTAATACTGTTGTTCTTAAACGTATATGTGCGACGTAAATATACTAAAGATGTGTGTGTGATTACCCATGAGGGATATAATAATGATCATGAATTCTGGGTACAATTAAAAAAAGGATTGGATGATGGATCGAATGATACAAAAATAACATATGATTACAAATCAACATCAAATAGCACTGATATGGCAAATGCTATTTTAACAGCATCTAATAATAACACCCATGCAATAATATTATCTCTACCAACTATAACGTCTAGAATAAAAACGGTGTTGTCTAGTGCAAATAAAAAAAATATTAAAATAATAATTATTAATACAGGGCGATATAAACACGCACTAAACTATGTTGGTATGGACAATGTAAAAAGCAGTCATATATTAGGTAGTGAAATATATACAAACCATTCTAAAGGAGCATTGTTAATATATTCGAGTAATAATTTGTCTGTGAATGAGCGATTAAATGGATTGCGCAAGTCTGGTTTATCAGTTGTCCCGGTTGTTAATAAATATGAATATTTACAGAAGATGATAAAATCATTTACAACATTTGCTATAATAACCGCGGATACCCAGTCATTAATTAATACAATCAAAGTATTAAATAATTTAAATGATTCGAGAAAAGTATTTACATATGATCTTACACGAACATCTACTAAATATTATGACCAAAATAGACTACATATAATTATATCACAGCAACAATATATGCAAGGATATATGCCGTTTATATTATTACACAAATATAATAAAAATAAATTGCGTATTAATAATGATATATTAACAGGACCATCCCTATTTACTGCCAAAACAAGCTAAAAATTGAAAACTATTTGCATATGCAATGCGTATCATTAAATGTTAATTCATTTTAACGAATTCAAATCAAGCTAGTTTGAACTAGCTTTTTCTGTGCGTATTCGTGATTTTAAATATGTGGCATAGTCACCAACCAACTCAACCGAGGCGTTCGATAATGCGACCATCGATTTTGAAACGCCACCATGGTTGTTCTGGTAATCGTGTCACTTTTGCGCATGTTAACTCACCACGCGATATGGGCGATGTCGTACGACATGAACACGTACTAATGGTAGAAACCGTCGCAAAGTTTGTTGATATACGAACGGATGTACCGTGTAATGGTGCGATGTTTAAGCGTAGGTCGCTTGACGACGATTCATCTGACGATGACTGGGAACGACCGTATGCCGAATATCAAGGAAATAAATGCCACCCATCTGCAACAGTATCACGACCATTTGTGCAACAATATCACGTACCGTGCAATGGTGCGATGGTTAATCGTATGTCGCTTGATATCGATTCATCTGACGAGGATACGCCACCATACATTGGCTATTATGAAAAAATGGCGCGTCGATTAGATGCGGCGGTGCATCGATCATAGCATTGTAGATTGGTTAAGATTAATTATTGTATAATTAATCTTTAAAAAAATTGAAAAATTATTTTATATGTCTTCCATTATTATTCGATGTAATTCATTTTAACGAATTCAAATTTACCACCAGGCACGTGCATTCAAATGGACAAGTTGCTAGAAGATGTTAGGGCGTTTATACAACTAGCTCAACTGGACAGGCTGTCTGAAGAAGTAACGTTGGTTGCCGACCCGACCGAACTTGACGATATCGCAATTAAGGTCTTAATTGAGTTCACACAATTATATTATGGCATACCAGTAGAGTTGAACGAGCTGGGTCGTATGGCGGTCAATGCTACACTGATGCGTACCGAGCAAATCAACGGGTGCTATAGTTATCCAGTTGATACGCGTAACGCCGATGAATTAAATTCGAAGTTTGTCGAGGTACATGCTTGTGCGATGACGCTCATTGAAAGTATTGAATCGAGCTTGGCTTACTTCAATCGTGATTACGTTGACGAGTTGTATTGTTCTCGCATATCTACAGATGTATATGATAAGGTATCTTCGACGATACGCGATCGGTTAGATGAACTCGCTGGAAAGGTTGAATATTATGCGGTATATTTCGATTTTCTCTGTGTAGACATGCAACGCTATTTATGGCGTTCCAGTAACATGTCTAATGTGCCACCGGAAGAGCTCGCGTATGCGAAACGCCACGAGCTCGATGAATCGGCACTCGATGAGCTCGAAGCAATGCAACTCAACGCGGTCGATGATACCCGTTTGATATTTTTGCGTAAGTTCTTGCCAATATATTACACTACGGTATGTGACATGCGCCAGTTGGATGCCATTGTAAAATGGCTACATGATTATGAAACACGCATTTGCAGTCAAGCTACTACGCAACGTGCCTACGAAAAATATGATGATTGCAAGGCTCAGTTAAAGCACGCTAAGCAGGCCATCTGCTCTATTTACAAGATGCTTGACGAACTCGATATCGATCCATTTGCTCATTTGCTTGGTGTTGATTTATATGCACTGTGTCGCGATTTTTTATATCGAACCATGGAACAGTTGACAGAGTTCAATGATGAACTTACAGGAATCGAACGCACAATCAGGGATAATTTACATGACGCGTTAGAGTCATTGTTGGAAAAACTGTGCTTTTCCTATGGCAGTTATGAAGATATGTTCGAATCGTTAGAACGATGTTTATGATTCATCTAACACTTATCACAGCAACGCAACATATTCTGAACAAGCGTAAATTAGACATGTGTTACCCATAGCATCTTTGATTGGTTAAGATTAATTATTGTATAATTAATCTTAAAAAAATTGAAAAATTATTTTATATGCATTCTGTTATTATTTGATGTAATTCATTTTAACGAATTCAAATTTACCACTAAGCACGTGCATTCAAATGGGCGACTTACGAACAGTTACTGGGACGCTTATGCAACTAGCTCGACTGAACATGACGAACAACAAAGTAACGTCGAATTCCGACCAGCCTAAATTCGACAGACTAGTGGGTGTTTACTTACGTAAGTTCACAGAATTTTATTACAACACGGCAGTAGATTTAAACGAGCTAGGTCGTATTGTGGACGCGGCTACACAGATACATGATCAAATCAACGTGCACCAGAGGTGTCCAGTTGATACGGATACCGCAGAAGAATCGAATTTGAAGTTTGGTGAAGTATATGCTACTGCTAGGAAACGCATTTCACGTATTACATCGAGGGTGGCTTCCTTCAGGTATACTTGCGTTAACGAGTGGAGTTGTTTTCGCATGTCTAAGGAAGTATTTGAGAAGGTAATGTCGACGATGCTCGGTATGTTAGATGCGCTCGTGGAAAAGTGTAAAAACTATGTGGTATATTTAGATGCTATCAACGAATCCATGATTCTCTGCTTAGAGCGTTCTAGTGCCATGCCATCGGAAGAGCTTGGAAATACGACACTTGAAGACATCTGTGAATCGGCTCGAGACAAGCTCGTCAAGGAGAAACACAACGACGTCGATGATACCAGTTTGATATTTTTGCGTGAGTTCTTGTCGACATTTTACAATACGGTATGTGGCATGAGCTATTTGGATGGCATTGTACAATGGCAACAGTATTCGGAAACACGCATTTGCGGTCAAGCTAATGCGGCACAGACCCACCGAAAATATGATGCGTGCATGGCTCAGTTAAATCACGCTAATCATGCCATCATCAATATTGACAAGATGATTAACACGCAGTTTGGCGAACTCGATATCGTTTCTGTTGATCATTTGCATGATGATTTATTTGCAATGTGTCGCGATTCCTTATATCTAACCAGGAAACAGTTGACATGGTTCAATGTTAAACTTATGGAAATCGAACACACAATCAGGGACGATTTACATTACGCATTAGAGTCCGTGTTGGAAAGACGGTGCTTTTCCGATGGCCGTTATGAACATCTGATCCTCGCGCATGAACAGGATGCCGTTACGCAATCGAGTCGACGCACCACACGATGCGATAAATATGGACCGTCAAGAGGGCATAATAAGACCCGTGCAGGTGGGCAATTTAGACTGGCCACATCAGCCGTTGGCATGAGTAAGCGCGATCAATATGCAACGAGTCCTGAGGAGCGTAAAGGGCGTAATGTGCGTAATGCGCGTAAGGCGCGTAAGGTGAGTACGTAAATTTCGGTTACAATAAATATTATTATAACCAAAAAATTGAAATACTAATTTATATGTGTAGTTATCAAACATATATCAATTCATTTTTAACGAATTCAAATTTTAAAATGACTGAGCACCCCCCATCTATTAACTGCGTTAGCAGTGGGTCACAATCAACACCAGATAGGCGATCTACACTGAATGACACAATGCCCAGTCACACTGAGCTATTAAAGTCCATGTTAGTTAACGACATTATCGGTGGGTTGGTAGATGCATATGAATTAAATTTTCATCCAGATACGCAATTTACATTTAAAATATTAATACCCATTCACACTGAGCTATTACAGACCATGTTAATGAGACTAACAAATCAGCAAGTATTTGTCCAGATAATGTATTATTTAAAATTGGCCAAAAAAATCCATGGAAATGTCTGTAAACTACATCATTACCAACAGCATGGTGGCAGTGAAGATGATTTTTGCAAATATGTTGCGGGTGGTTTGGCTACTAGTTACGATATCCATGAACTGCAACAAAAACTGTTTAATATACCACATCGTCCTTTCTATATGACACTTGCTAATATTTTTTCAACGTTACACGACATGTTCAAATCAACCGACAACGATGATTATAGCGACGATGATCAGGAACAACCATTACATGAACAACCTTCACAGGAACTACCTTCACAGGAATGTAGTTTAAGTGACATTGTTGATTGGTTGGTTAGTGAATATAAGTTAAAATTACAACCAGATACGCGATTTACATTTAATGCAACAATACCACCGGTAACCGATTTCATCTATTTGCAATTAGCTGAACGAACAAATCCGCAAATACGTACATGCGCAAGATATTGTTTCGACTTGTTAAAACGCATCCATGAACGTGTCTGTAAAAGATATTATTTCAAGTATCATGGTGGTAGTGATGATGATCATCGTGAATATGATGAATATGGTTTGAGAATAAGAGACGATATCGAAAAATTGCAGTGTGAATTATTAACAATAAATATAGATACTTTGCATGATCCACTTGTTAAAATTTTATCAACATTAGATGAGATGTTCGAATCAACATAATGACTGTATGGGCGACGATCAATAATAAATTGAGATGTATTAATAATAATTTAATTATACAGCTCGAACTTATGTTCTTTATAAATGGTTCATATATAGAAATATCTGGATGTAATAAACTATTATAATAGCCGAAAATTGAAATACTAATTTATATGTGTAATTATCAAACATATATCAATTCATTTTAACGAATTTAAATTAACGTCAAATGGCACAACGGAACGTAAAACCGTTCACAAATAAGGCATATGCAAAAAAGCGAGAAAATGCAATACGTGCAATAAATGAATCAAGTGCGCAATGGGAAGAATATGAAGATACTTACAAATGCATTATTGATGAGCTATTAATCGCATACGGGTTCAGTGGTGATATTGGATTTACATTTGTTGAAATACCTGATAATGTTGAACACACCACCACCCGGTTTAAATGTTTATTGAAAAAGACAACATACGATCTAACAATGCGATTGTTAGAACTGTTAAAACGAATTCATAAAAATATATGTAATAAACATATTTGTATGTCGCCGGACGATAATATGCAAATATGCACTGATTTCATCGAACTGCGACAAAAACTAGATAACCCATCTACGATATATTTTATCACGAGCTATTCGATTACAGTGTTTGGCGATATCGCTGATAAATTACAAGAAATGAACAACTCAATAAACGACCATATTGACAGTAATCGCTGATAATTATTGTACGTGTTGAATTGATAAGTATTAAATTATTAATACTTATCTAAACTTACTTATTAATATTCTCTATGAATGTTTCATCTGACATATTATCATCACCACCTCGACAAGTAATTACATATTCCACCAGATTATCTATGTCGTTAATATTAGTTATTTTTAGCAACTCGTTTGTCGGAACATTATAAATGCAATAGTTAATTTCTTTATTATTATCAGTAATCCATGCATATAATGCTAGTTCAATTATATGTTCATATTTGATAACATCCATACATTTTATCATATACACATTATTTTTCCAGCAACAATCAATATGACCGCTTATAACAATATTATTCAATGTATTGCTAACGCATTTTTTAAATGTCGCGCTGATTGATATGTGTTTTCTTAATTTATTTATGCTATTCCGTATTAAATTTAAATCAACCCATTTTTCATAATCGTTAATTTGTTCGAGCTTGTGTATATATCCGGACATAATTGCATTATATACATTCGATAAATACATACAATCAATATATATATCATCGATACATAACCCTTTATTACTTTTTAATTTATCAATTGCGGTCGCTACGCGTTGTTTATGATTACTTGGAACTTTTTTTGATTTTTCCATAATATAATCACAAACGTACATACATTTGCTATTAATATATTCATACATAAATAGTATGCAAATATTGTATATATCAATAACGCTCTCATTCGTTGATTTATTATTAATAATTTTATCACCATCATTACATATTGTTTTTTCATAATTAATAAACGTTAACATATGTTGCAACGATGATGTATTTATGTGTTTTATTAAGTCACATACGCGCGCAGTAACATTGCCCGACTTAACTCTAGTATTTTGTTTATTTTTGAATTTACACTTACCAACCACTTTTGCGGTTAGCCCTAACTTATTGATACTGATATTCGGAAAATAATCATTATCATGATGATGAATTAGACATAATATTTTAATAGCTCTTGTAACCGCAACATAAATTGGATTAGGGCATGATGATACTGTATCTGTTCTCATATAATACTGGACATACGACATATCAAAGTGATATATCATTACTATTGCGCGCTCGAGTCCTTTTATTTGATGAAATGTACTAAACACAATTTTATCAACAATAACGTCTTGATTAATAGTTTCATTGTCCGATGTTGGAGCGTAACATTTTACACCTGCCTTTACTAATCTATTCTCAAGCATTTTAACAGGTTTACATTTATTACCTACTATTTTTAAGGACGGTGCCAATACAAATATATCGTTAGCAGTATATCCTGATTTTAAATAATACATAATTTCATCGAATGGCGTTTTGCCAAATGAATTACATATAATATATCGCACATTATCGCCGTTTTTAGTAGCAGTTATTCTATTATACCCAATCAAATTATTATTTATAAACGTTGCCATCTGATTAGTTATTCGATAGCTAGTTGATATCGTATATCGATTCCATTTCCCAAGTACATTAAATAATTTATCACCCCATGTCAAGAATCTATAATTAGCATTATTATAATTATATATACTTTGATACATATCCCCAAATATTGCGATTTTAAGATTTTTATTATTGACATCTTTTATTATTTTTTTAACCAATTTATAATATGTGAATGTCATATCTTGTTGCTCATCTAATATTAAAATATCAACATGATTAGCTCGTAATAACTCGCTATCGTCGCGAACAATGTTAGCAATATCAATATCAGTTCTTACCGAATGGTTATAATATTTAACACAATATGAATGATAGCTATGTACTTCGATATTCGGTATATGTAATTTATTTACTTTTTCTCGACATTCTAATTTTAATTTTGAATTGTATGTTAGCAATAATATTTCTTGTTCATCACATTGCTTTGATATATTTAAAATTGTTGTAGTTTTACCGCTACCCGCAACGGCATCAACAATTACATTATTGTTATTAATAATACCATTAATAATGGTTTGTTGTTCTTCTGATGGATCGGGTAATAGTTTTGTTGTTGTATTTATATTTTGTTTCAATTTAGGTTGTTCGTATGATTCGCTTTTGTTATTATCTTTCTTTTTTATTTTTTTCTTAATGCATTTTATAACATCGTAACAAAAGCTATGTATTTTGGTAAATCCTTTATATATGTATTCTAAATTGATTTTGTTGCAACATACATCAAGTGCAGGATTCCATTCATCACATAGATCCATACAATTTATAGCTGATCCGCAAAATATGCATTTAGAAATATTCTTATCGTCAATATCGCGCAATTGATTATAAATGTTTACAATGCATACTATTAACGCATCTTTGTTCGCATTATTAACATTGATAGTTGGACAATTAACATTATATGGTTTAATGTATTTCAAGTTATATCTATTAACTATTTGCATAAGCTCTTGCTTTTGTGCTAGTTGTAGATATTTCTCCATACCTATACTAAATTAATTATTAATCGTTTAGTAAATGATTTATTCAATTTATTATTCACATGCGATTCAAGCATCAATTTTTTAACAACACATATAAAAATTGATCTTGAAACATAAAGTAATAATACATAATAACTAATAAACAATATTCAAACTATTCAAAACAAATCGAACAAATTAAACTAATAATGAGTGATCGAGTAATATGGAGCGAAAAATACAGACCTACTCGCATTGATGATATTAAGGATCAGACACATGTTACTAGCACGCTAAAAAACCTTATGAAATCTAACAGTTTTCCTCATTTATTATTTCACGGTCAACCAGGAACAGGTAAAACGACAACAATACATGCATGCGTTAACGAGTTATATGGGGATAATAAAAAATATATGGTACTTGAGCTTAACGCATCAGATGACCGAGGTATTGAGGTCGTACGCAATCGTATTAAAAGATTTATTTCGACGGCCTCATATGGTATATTCGGAGGAATAAAAGACATGTTTAAATTAGTTATACTTGACGAAGTTGATATAATGACAGGAGATGCACAAGCAATTTTACAAAAAATAATAGAAGATTATACATACAATGCCCGATTTTGCCTAATATGTAATCATATTAAAAACATTAATCATGCGCTACAATCGAGGTGTTGTAAATTTAGATTTAATAATTTATCACACACATATGTTAAAAATCATATCATAGAAATTGTCAAACAAGAGAACTTAAACATAGACCGTAAAACAATAATGTTCATAATAAATAACTCCAATAATGATTTACGGAGAATATATAACATATTGCAGATGTTTAAGGATGAAGAAAGCATCGATAATGAAATGGTTAAGAAAAATTTCGGATACTTAAGTAATAACACAATTACAAATGCAATAGATTTCATGATAAATAAACCGTTTAGCGCATGTGTTGATAATATATTGAGAATAGAGTCCAAATATAATGTATCGCTGAATGATATTATATCGAGAATATATGATGTTATTATTACAGATATTACTGATAACGAATCTATGGACATGCCATTTAAATTAAAACTTAATGCACTAAAAGAAATAAATAACATAAACAAAAACCTATTTAAAAACACTGATGAATTTATACAAATATGTCATTTAGTATCGTTATTCAAAGATTGATAGTTCGCGAATATATATACTTTCTTTATGTGATTTGATATTATAAATATGCAACCATATAAAGAAAGTATTAATGCATCAACGTGTAACGTTGGTGTTGATTTATATAACTTTATTAAACGATTTTCAGATATCGAACAAAAATCTGTTCTAGAAATAGGATGCGGTAACGGGGGTGTAACATATGCTTTAGCACCATACGCTAAATCATGGCATGCTATCGATATTAGTAGTAGTATGATAGACGATGCTATTAAACATATGCAACCAGAGTTAATTGATAAACTAACATTTGATGTATGTGATTTTGAGAGTATTGATGAACCGGTTAACACGTACGACATAGTGTTTTTCTCATACTCATTTCATTATATGAAGGATTTCGATAGCATATATAACAAAATAAAACAGTTGCTAAATCCACATGGAGTATTATGGATTAGAGAACCAGGACTATGTGATATGGGTATTAATACTATGTTTTGGGAACCAACGTTTAATATGTATGAATATATCAATAAATGCAAACGAATATATGATGCTAAGTGTACGCTGTTAAATAATAATGTATTTGATATTGTTTATAAAAAACATACATTTGAGGCAATAGATTATATTTGCACTGATAAATGATTATTTTTTGCACATACATCCATCGCCGTTGTTGATACGGGTGTTGATATCAATAAAGTCATTTCCGATAATTTTACAATATTCAGTTGATTTATTGCAATTGTTACTATATCCATACTGACCGTATCCACAGTAATTGTTGCGGTTATATGTACCGAGTATATCGGTTAGCGTGCGTACGTCGTTTAAGTTTGTAATAACGGAATCGTTCATTGTTATATTATATTGTGATATATTTTATAGCAATGTTAAGGGTGTTTATTACGATGTGCATTTGAAACATGGTTCATATTAATTAAAAAATTGAATATTATTATCATATGTCATGTGCATTTATATTTAGTAATTCATTTTAACGAATTTAGATGGCCAAAGCAGACGCACAAATGAACCGATATAGATACGGGGATGATACATCTAACTATGATATGGTAAGGTCGCCCGAAATGCATGTTGCATTGCGCGCACAACCGGCTCTGTATAAATTACTATTGTTGCACAAAATGAGGGATACTCCAAACAAACGCCTCCCGACAATTGACGATATGGTTACCGAGTGCGTTCGCGACCCTGGTGCAATTACCGAGCAGTATGTGAAAACCCAACACCATATTTATTCAGCATGGAAACGAAGAGTTGAGATGGGTTATGATTCAATGGGCATTCATGCTGTACAAGACAGCGATGAACAGGCTATGGAAACGGCTGTCTTGAATATAATGAAACATTTGTGGGATGTAATGGCTGAAAGTCGTAGTGCCATGGTGTGGGCAACGAGTATACATAATATGTATGCATTGGTTACTACTGGTGCCCTGGTACAACTCTAATTTGGCAATACGTATATTATCATATATGCATTGCTGGCGATAATATTAACTAATTTGGTTTAATAGAGAAAATCATAATATTGTAACACATATAGGGACGATCCCTATAGGACGGTCCAGTAAATATTTGTCGTATTACAATGCAACATAATGCATATACAACAGTATATTTGAACAAGTCCTATAACTGCGAATAGATGCGGATTTTTTCTCCATTTATTGTACAGGAGTAACCGCAATCAATAGTTGTTATATATTTACCATACACAAACACATATCAATCCATATCACTCGCGGTATCATACT